TATTTTGATAAACGGATTCTGGTATAGATTCTACTATTGTATTTTGTATGTCGGGTGATATATTATGATATGCACTATCATTTTCTTGGATTGCTTTAACTTGGTTTTCTATTGTATTTTTCATTTCGTTGATTTCAATCAATTGTTTTACAATGAGTGAATTTTGGTCTATGACTTTCTTTTCAAGTGCAATATTTTTATTTGCTAATTCTTCATTCTCTTTGACCAATTTATTGAAATTGTCGATTGAATAAATTTTGGATTCAATCAACTCTTTGATGATTTTTGTTATATGTTCTATCGTAAAATCTGTATTGTATGCTATTATTTCTGTTTTATTTTTATCATTAACCTCTATGGTCCTTATATTGGGTCTTATTTTAGAATGTGTTTTTATGAGATTTTCAATTTCAACTTTATTTTGAACACGAAAGGCGTTTATTAATGCAAAATTGTTGTAATGTTTATGGTGGTCTTTGATTCGGGTCGATAAATCATTCGTATGACCAAATTTTATGAGTTTTTCATTATTATCATTGGTATTGTCAATAGTCCCAATATATATGCATTCAGTATTGACAGGAAATTGCACAACTATTGCTTTTTCAACTGCTATTCGCTTTTCTTTTTTTAATTTGTTTTTTTCAGTTTCGTTGTTTTCTTTTAATTCGGTGATAGTATTTTGCAACTGAAGCCTTAATTCATTAGACTCTTCATTGATAATTTCTTGAAAAGTTTCTTCTAATTTTATGAAATAATCATGAATTTCATCAGCCTTTTTTGTATTTGATTTTAAACATAGTTTTTTGAAAGTGTTGATATTTAACATAATATTTTCTTTAGGTCTTCCTCCTAATTGGGGGTTTTCCAGAGGTTGCTGGGAAACTATATAATCAACATTTATTATAAAATGCTTTTCTAAAACCACTTTTGCTGGGTCTTTACGTGAGAAGCCTAACCATTTCCAAACATTTTCCAAATCAATGACAAAATCATTCTTTGTATAGTTCAAATAACAATAAAAACTACCAATAAAAAGGTGTTGTTGTGTTTCTGAGAATTTTTCTTGTATTTTATGGATGAATTTATTTTGATAATCACGATTAAATCGTGTAATTGGGTTTTTTTCAATGAGATTGACAATGTCAAGTTTTTCAGAGGCGATAATGGGTGTATTTAGCATACTATACATATTTTACCCCTTTGTCTTTATATTGTTTTAAACTGCGCAAAATTTTACAAGGGGTCTCAAACTTCAAATTTTACAAGACCTCTTTTGTAAAATTTTACGTAAAAAAATACAACTCGTCATTTACCATTTCGATTTCTTGACCGTTATATTTGCACTTTTCCTCTTTTTACTGGAATTGGGGTCATATTCATCATCACTATCGCTATCTCCTGCAACCTGAGCCGACATTTCCCAGAATTGTTTCGACCCCAATTTGAAATCAGGTCGTGATTCAGCCTTATACCAGAATATTTGGTCTTGTATTTTATTCGATTTCGACCCATTATGTATGACAAGGCATTCAAAATTCTCCGTTGTTTGGTCCATTACAGAGCAAAATGACTCGAATGTTGGAAACATACCTGCATAATTCTCCCAAATACGTTTTCTATTGCTTAAAATATTTTCTCTCAAGATAAAAACATAGTCTATGTTCGAGCGGAGCAATGGTGGTATGCCTAGCGGATATTGCATTGACAGGATTAACATGATTTTCCAATGACGACCATTAAGAAATATACAGCGCATCAGTTTATCACGTGACCATTTATCGTCATACAAACAATCGTCTAAAATAACAAAAGTTCGTGGATCTAAAGATGATTTTTTATACGTTTCCATATTATGTTTGTATTGTTTCAGAGCCAATTTCTGTCTTTGAAGAACTTTTTCAATCAATACTGACTCGTAAACGTCGTGAATAAATAATTTCGGAACCATTTTACCATAAAAACCATTTCCTGATTCTGTTCCTGAGATGACGGTCCCCACTGGAATATCTTGATGATAATATAATAAATCACGAATTAAAAAAGATTTACCTGTATCACGTTTGCCAATCATAACAATAACTGGAGCTTTTGCGTCTTCGACTCTAAATTGAATAGACCTTGGGTCAAATCTCTTCAATGATAATGCCATATATAAATAGTCTAATATTTATATATTCTCTAAAATACTCATAAAGGGATAATTGACCTTTATTTTAATATGTAATCACATTCTTCATAATAATAAGAGTTATGTGTTTATATCATTATCCTATTGTCATTTCGTGTATTTTCTCTCCTTTCTTATGTATTTTGTCCTTTTTCTTTAAAACAAAATGTTTAAACAAAGGATATTCCAATTGAGAGACGGGAATGTGATTATGAACAGTTCTTGCAATCATCTTGTATAATTTGAAATTGGGGTATCGTTCTTCTCCCGATTTTTTATACAAAACATTTTTTCCGTAATCATCGAGACACCAATTATAAATGAGTTTTTGAAACAAATCCATTTCTTCAGGTTCTTCATCATCAATAACAAAATCATAGATTGAACAAGCCAATCGGCACAAATCAAAACTCATATTCGGTGTCAATAAAGGTTTGCGGTTATCATAAAAGGGTTCAAAATTATATTGGGAATGACCATCCCCACATCGGTCAAAACTATCACTACAAAAAGTTTTTCCATTAACTTCATATATACTCCGCCCAAAATCAATGATTTTAAATATTTTACCGTATGTTGGCACTTTATATTTTTTTTCGTTATAGTAATATATTAGATGTGTAATGTCTGTATTTATAAACATAATATTGTTTGTATGTAAATCATTATGGGTCATTTTGAATTTTTCTTGATACATTACTAAAGTAATGATGATTTGAAACAAACAAGATGATGCTTTATCCATATCCATATATTCATTTTCAAATAATTCATCCAAAGTTCCATCGCATTTTTCCAAAGCAATCAGTTGACAGGGGAAATTCTTTATATATATTGTTAAATCATCTTCTTCTGAATTCTCCTCTTCTTCTTCCTCTTCCTCTTCCTCCTCTTCTTCCCCTTCCCCTTCTTCTTCCCCTTCCCCTTCCCCTTCTTCTTCTTCTTCTTCTTCCTCTTCACCATCAGTAGTATAACTAATAGCACTGTTATTGGAAGTATTGGTTGATGTTTGTGACCCACAATGTTTTCTTTCATAAATTTTTTCTATAGTGATTTCTGTATCATTTTCCAAATCAACATTTTCAGTAGTCGGCTCACAATCCAACTCGCAAACAGAGAGATTTGAAATAGAACCCGTAATTTTAATTTTTTCTTTATTGGAACGTGAACCATAACCGTGCATTGGAAAAACAAAAGTGCTATAGGGGTCAATCGTATAAGTTTTATTCATTCTCTCTAAAAAAACAGGGAAACTTTGTAAATGTTCAATATCATCAGTAACATTCATTTTAAAATTTTCCTGAATACCAAGATGTGAACCATAAAAATCAATTCCATGAATAAAATGTTGTTCATTGTATAATTTACTGCTCAAATAATAGAAAAAACAGTCAATAAACGATGAATTATTCTTTTGTGTCATTTTTGAAAATGATGTTTCAGATGTCCATTTAGGCAATTTACGAATATCGTCCCCAAACTTGTCATATTTACCTATTAAATACTGAATTGGGTCAAGAAGGGGAGAATATTTTATGAATATTTGTTTTTTCAATATTTCTCCAGTTTTTTTATGTTGAACTGTTTCTAAATCAACCATTTCAAAAGTATTATTAAACCCTATATCTTCCAAATTTGAAATATCATCAATAAACTCTTTATGAATGGGATTATAGGATTGTAAATCAGAAACATCAGTAAAAATAGATGCCGAAATTTTTGGAATTGATTCTATTTCAATGTTCATTGTCATTGTCATTGATTGGTTATAATGTTTTGTTTATATTTTATTTTCATTTTAAACTTAAAAAAATGATAATTTTCATTTTAATATATATGGTTTATTTTCAATGTAAAAATTTATATTTTTTGGTATGTCTAATATTTCAAAAATTATACCTATACCTTTTTCTTGTTGTTGTTTATTGAATTTTTCCACATACGAAAATTTCGAATATTCTTGGAGAGGAAATAGTTCTAAATTGAATTTTCTATTTCAAGACATAATCTGTCGATTCTAAAAGTCCCTTTTCTCTGTATAAATCGATAAAATCTTGATATGTGTTTATATCCCATGCTTCATTATTTTTATCAAAAACTTGCCAAGAAGTATATTGCATTAATGGATTCCATGTTTCGTCATTTTCCAATTCTTTAAGAACATTATCATATTTAACACCGTTCAAAAGACCTTTATAAAGTATAATAAACTCTATTACGAAATGTTTATTAAATAACTTTTCACCATTATTCAATATTTCTTATACTTTACATGATCCGTTTTATGTCCTCTTTGAACGCAAAGGACAGAA